CTGTAGAAGTTGACGTTGTGCCAGCTCCCGAGGAACCCGGGCGACTTGGCGCGCAGCATGTCGTCGGTCGGGGCCTGGAACTGCGCGGCGCCGCCCTCGCTGCGAAGCGAGGTCTGGAAGTCGCTGACCTGCGCCTGATGCAGCACGCAGTCGAAGGGCGCCTCATTCAGGTCGTCCTGCAGCTCGAAGATCGCCGAGTAGATGTCGGTGACGGTCAGATCCGCGCCCGAGGTGCCCACGTTGGCGCCGGCCGAGGAGAACAGGCCGGTAACCAGCGTCGAGCGGGTGCGGGCGATGGCGGCCGCGGCGTCGTCGGCGATCAGGCCCTCGTTGTACTGACCCGGGCCGCCGGTCGCGCGGAACAGGTCCGTGAACTTGCGGACCAGCGCGTAGCGGGCGTGGGTGAGCTGGATCTGGTTGCTGGTCGGGTCGGTGGCCGAAACGTCGGCACCCTCGGCCGAAGACGCGAGGTCGTCGGTCAGCGTGACGGCGCCCATCTGCGAGACGGACGAACCGTTGCCGCCGGGGCCAACGTCGATTCCGAGGGCGAACAGGTCGACCTGATCGCGGAGGTTGATGTGGAGGAGGCCGGTGGGGACCTCAGCGAGGCGCAGGTTGGCGCCGAAGCCGGAGTAATCGATGGTCACAGTTCACCCCTTGTAGGTGTCTGTGGCCCGCTGATTACGCCCTTATCGCTGGCGACCCGGATTGCGGACCGGGTTATTGATACGCAAGGGTAGGCACAGCCGCTTCCTTGCGTCAAGCAACTATCGCCTGGAGCCGTACTTCTTTCGCACGGCGTCCGGGTCCGCGTTCAACTGCGCCCAGAAGTCAGCGCCGCCGGGCGGGGCCGGAGCGGGCACGACCACCTTGCGGTCCTTCGGGACCTTCGGGGCTGCATCGTCGCCGTTGACGCCGGGGGGCGGCGGGGCCGCATCGGCGGGGGGCGCAGCCTCGCCCGGCTTGGGCTCCGCAGCGGGGGCCGGCGTGGCGACCTCGCCCGACGCAAACGGCTTGAGGTACGACCGCCCCTCGGCGGCCTCCGACGCGAGCCAGTCGGCGAACGGCTTCGCCTCGCCGTCCTGCTGCGAGCGCTCATACTTCATCCACACGAAGTCCCGCATGTCCGCGTCGGTGATCCGCAGCGAGTCGCTAGCCAGCATCGCAAGATTGGCGGTCGCCCGATCCTTGTACGCCGCAAGCGACGACTCGGCCTTGGTGGCGCGGTCGCGCAGGTCGTCGACCTCGGACGCGGCGGCCTTGAATCCTTCGGCCGACTTGACGACCTCGGCGTGCTGGCCCTGCAGCGTCGTCAACTCACCGCGCACGGTGGTCAGTTCCTCGCGGGCGGTGGCAAGCGCGGCCTCCGCCTGCCGCTTCGCCTCGCGCACCCGCTCCAGTTCCTTACGCAGCCCCTCGGCAGCAGTAGCGTCGTCGCTCATTTCATCCCCGTTCGTCGGCGGCATCCATCTGCCGCACGATCTTGTTCGCCCACGACCGGCCCGCATCGCCGCCCCAAAGCAGCCACGCGATCCGACCCTTGTCCGTGCTCTTGTTCTTCTCGTGCCGGGCGAAGAACGCCGACATCTGCCGCACGACCCGGGGCGATACGTTGCCGCCCTTCTTCAACTGCGACGCTCGGGCCACCCCCGAGCCGATGCCCTGCCTTCCAGCCTCGCGGGTGGACAGACCACCCCTCTTGCTCTTGGGCGCGGCCTCGCGCATTCGCAAGCCGCGCTCCGCAGCCTCGCGCACGCCCTTCGGCGGGGCGAAGTCGATGTGGTCGTACTTAGCCGGCATCCGGCGGGCCGCCCGTCACCTGCCGCACGCGCTCTTGGCGTGCCTGATCGTCCCACTTGGCGATCAGTGCTTCGGCCTGTGCCTCGTCGATGCCCAACGTCTCGGCGACGTTCCACAGCCGCGACGGGCTCACGCCCAGGTCATTGAGCGCGGCGATCCGGTCCTTCACGGCCTCGCGTTCCTCGCGGGACAGCGGAAGGCCGGGATAGGTCACGGACCAGCCGTCCTCGGGCAGCGACCAGCCGCCGGATCGGTTCAGCATCGCCGCCGACTTCCGCAGCAACTCCTCGTCACCACGCTGGAACGCCGGAGCCTGACGCGCCTGCGACTCGCGCACAGCGGCACGGTCCAACTCGATGGCAAACCCCGAACGCTGGCCGCCGACCGACCGCGCCTCGGCGCCACCAGCAAGCCCCAACTCGGCCAGCAGCGAGTCGACGTATTCCTGGATCGCCATCTGCAGGTTGGACGGGTCGCCGCCGGCCTGCCACTGTCCGAGCTGTCCGGTCTGCCCGCCGCGCGTCGACAGCATCAGCAGGGACGCCGGGTCCATCGCGATATGCCGCCCGACCGAAGAAGCGGGGTCGTCGGCCGGAACCGACTCCAGGCCGACCGGGTAGACGTTGACGCCGTACCGCTGAGGCCACGACGCATCGAACAGCATGTGGTGCCAGAAGTGCCACGCTTCCGCGACGAGGTAACTAGCCTCGACGATCTCGCACCCCTCATAGGGCGAGAACAGCATCCCGCACCGCTCAAGGTGGTACATCTGCACCGGGATGAACGGCACGCCGTCGGCGTATCGCTCAAAGTAGTTCGCCCCGGATGCGCCGTCGTTGGCGTCAAGCTCCAGCGCCTCCGCAGTCTTATCGACCTGCTCGGCCTTCGGGCCCGACAGCAGCGCGCGCCAGTCGGCCATTTCCTCGCCCGACTGAGCCAGCAGAACGCGGCGCTGGGGCTCGGCCGGGTCGGCGATGTCCCACACGTCCCAGGTCCACACCGGCTTCGGCGAGAACGACAGCCGCCGGGGCGTCGCAACTACAACGGCGGTCGGCTCGTCCGGCCGGTCCGCGGCCGACTCGACGTGAATGCAGGACAGCGGGACATTGGTAAACCGCAGCGACGCCGGGTTGCCCTCGACCACGTCAACGCGCCGGGCGCCATCGCGCACGAGGTTCACCGACCGCTGCAGCCGGCGGCCCATCTCCCACAAGCCGGCGTCGCCCACAAGCGAGGTGAAGGCGTCGATCTGGTCGCCCTCGACTCCGCACGCAGCGCGGCCCGCCTTGTCGTACAGCCGCGACATCTGCCGCGCGTAGGACGCTGCGAGGTTATGCGCCGTGCTCGGGTCGCCCATGACGCGGCGACGGGCCGACTTGCTTGCGTGCCCGAAGCGTCGGTCTAGACGCTCATTCAGGTCGCGCATCCACGCGCCCGACAGCAGGCGCTCACGGCGGCCCGCCTCGGCTCGGCGTTCATCGGCTGCAGGTCCGCCCGGAAGGGGCGGCGCCATGCCCGGCGTGTAATCGATGTGCGTCGACACTCCGGGAATACTTGCAAGGCGCAAGCCGGGGCGCAACCACTACGTTTCAAAACGTCGCAACTAGGTCCTGACGGGCCTTGCCTGTAGGTCCGTCTCGATCCAGACCTCGGCGTGGTCGTGCGGCTCGTAGGGGTTGTAGACCACCCGAAACACGACGGCGCCGGACTCGTCCACGAAGTCGACGCCGAGATAGGGCTTGGTCGCCTGCGTCGCCGAGTCCCACAGCAGGACTGGCGGACGGGCCCCGCCGTCGCGGCGGTTGTCGCGGATCGCGTTGGCGTTGACTGAAACGCGCTTCATGCCCGGAACCTTAGCGCGGCGCTCGGCATGATGTCCTCAAGCTGCTCGCCCGGCCCGTATCGCAGCGAGTCAATCGCGTGCTTGCGGTCCTTGTCGTTGCCGATGTTCGTGCCTTCCCAGCGACGCACGCACTCCAGCAGGGTCGCGCACTTGCGCTCGATGTACAGCGCGCCGTTGCCGAAGGCGTAGTTGACGACGCGCGTTCCCCACTCGACGGAGCCGGCGCCCTTCTTGGGCGTCTGGATCGCGCCGCGGGGCAGACGGAACTCGCGCTCAAACAGTTCGTTGACGCGCATTCCGGGGCTGTCCCCCTTGCCGCTGGTATTCACGTCGCCGACCCAGCGGTCGACCTGGGCCGGTGTCAGGCCGAACTTCGACAGCAGTTCGCGGAGGTGGCTGGCGTCGCGCTCAACCGTGGTCGCCGCCGTCGACTCGTACTCGCCGACCACCCACACCCGTCGGGGGCTCTGCGTCCAGACGTAGAGCAGCCAATATTCCGCCCCGGCTCGCTCGCCGTGGTCGCCCGCAAGGCCCACCCGCAAGTCAGCGCCCACGAGGTTGGGCAGCGAGGCGAACCCCTTGAAGTCGAAGACCTGGGACTTGCCGTCGAAGTTCGCCAGCCGGCGCGCGCCGCTGATGCCTTCCCACCCGCCCGTGGTGCGCTGCACGCGCTCCCACTCCAGATACACCGACATCTGCTCGGCGATGTCCTCGGCGGTCCGGTGGGGGCAGTCCTCGACGTTGAGTTGGATCACCGTCTGGGACCAGCCCGGATCGTGGTCGGCCTCGTAGCCGTCGGTTTTCTCCAGCTTGTGCCGGAGCCAGCGCAGATCCTGCGAGTTGTCGATCGGGGTGAACGTAAGCCACACCGGACCACGACGGACGGCGACGCGGGACAGTGCCTCGCCCCAATGCGTCGCGCGCGGAGGCTCGTCCACCCAGAGCCAGTCATAGGTGCCCGAGGCGAGGGCGATCACCGACTGCTTGCCCGACTTCGGGACCATCATCGAGCCGTTGGCGAGCGCCACCATCGAGCGGCCCCGGTACAGGTAGCCCTTGCCCGGAACGTACTTGCAAGCCTCGTGCAGCACGCCGCGAGGCTCGATCTCGTGCAGCTTCTCGCTGATCACGGGCCAGTGCTCTTGCACGATCCCGCAGACGATCAATCCGGTCGTTGGCCCCGTCTCCACCTTGCGGAACGGGTGCCGGCCGATGGCGTGCGCCCATGCCTCGCCAGCGCCGCACCGAGACTTGCCCACTTGGTTCGCGGCTCGACACGCCCGCTTGCGCGACTGGCCCGCGTGAAACCGCCGCTGGCCCGGCGACATCCCGCCCTTGCCCGGCTCGCCGTGCCAGTACCGTTCAAACGGGTCGTTAGCCGCTTCGGTTCGCTCGCGGATTGCTTGTAGGTGCGCAGCAGTCAGCACGCGCGGAGGGTAGCACGTCCGGGTTGACTAAAGGCTGGCGCCTGATCCCAGGGTCAACCGGGCGGGATTAGTCACATTCGGGCCCGAGAAAAGCGTCGTGATTCCGCGCCTCTTGAAATTAGTTGGAAGAAAGTTCGCCCGGCCCCTTGCACCCCGCTCGTTTCGTGTTACGATTCTTTCAGTGGCCGGACGGACTGGCCCGGGAGACGAGACCATGACCATCGAGATCGACCACCTGCCCGCCGCCGCCCTCCTCGACCTCAACCCCGGTCAGGTTGGCGGCGGCTACTTCACCGGCACCGACTTCCGCGCGTGGTTCGATGCCGACACCCTCGGCGTCGCGGTCGAGTTCTGCAACGACGGGCTGGGCGTGCTCGGCACCGTCGTCCTGCCCTTCGCCGTGGTCGAGGCCGCCGCCACGCGCCCCGTCTGCGGCTTCCTGGGCGACATCGCCAACGCGCTGTTCGCCTAGTCGGCCAACCGCTAGCGCCCCCACCCCGTACGGTTCGGCCGTCGGGGATTTCGGGGTAGGGGCTCGGCCCCGGAAGGAGCGAAGATGAACGACAAAGAGCAGATCGAGCAACTCGGCACCCGCAAGGCCGGCCGCCCCGCCCTCTCCAGCGACGGCCGCCCCCGCTAC